CGGGGACGTTGGCCGGCACGATTGCTGCCACCCCGCCACCCACGGCGATCTGGGCTAGGGCCACGGCGCCGGCGGGGGTGGCCGGTACAGCTGCGCTCGAGCCGGCCGTGCCGGTCACGGACGTGAAGATGAAGTCGTTGTTTGATCCGCCGTCGAGGTCGGTGCCTCGCGGCTGGCAGATGACCAGATCGATGCGGTTCTGCCCGGACGGTGGGGCGGCGGGCAGCGTGACCGTCTCCACCGCGTCGGAGCTGCACAGCGTGGTGCCGGTGCTGTTCTGGGTGGGCACGGCGACCTGGCCTGGCGCGATGTTCAAAGACATCGCCGTGCCCGGCGCGCTCACTGCGCAGCCGCTCGACGCCGCCCCTGGCCAGACGGCACCGATCAGACGGCGGTCCTGGGATGCGGCGTAGCTACCGGACTGGAGCCATTGCGGGGTATAGCGGGTCATGGCTGCTCCTACGTCTTGATGATCTTGGTCACTACGGCGAACGGTTGCATGGTGTTGTGCCCGGTGCCCGAGCCGGAGCTCCCCAGCCCGGTGTAGGCGCCCTGTAGCCCGCTGTAGGCGCCTGCGACGCTGGCTCCGGTTCCCGATCCGCTGATCCCGGTGTTGGGACCGGATGAGCCCACGGCGGTGGCGTTGGTCGGTGCAAAGTTCGTGTAGTGGGTGCCGGCGCCCGAGTCGTAGGTCTGGCCATGCGAGTGGCCCGGGTCGTTGAAGGTGTGGCCGTGGCCGGGGTCGCCGTGTCCGTGGCCCGGATCACTGTGAGTATGCGCTGCTCCTTCGGCGCCGCTCAGGGCGTGGTTCTCCTCGCCGCCCGTCTGCGCCACGGTTCGAGCGGTGAGCCCGCTACCGGCCCCCGCGGCGACCGGCACCCGCCCTCGCATATCGGGGACATTGAACGTGGTGGAGCCGTCGCCCGCGCCCCAGCTGGTGCCGATGGCGGCGAACAGGTTGGCGTAGGTGGTGCGCGACACGGCCGACCCGTCGCACAGCAGATAGCCAGCTGGTGCAGCGCCGCCGCCGAAGTCGAGCATGACACCGGACGGCAGCGCCGGCCCGAATCGGATGTTGCCGGGCCGTACGTCGGTGATGTTCGCCTGTGTGATTGATACCGATCCGCCCGCCACTGCCACCTGGGCGAGGGCGACCGCGCCCGCGGGTGTGGCCGGCACGGCGGGCGTTCCGCTGGTCTGGGCGCCCTGCACCGTGGTGAAGATGAAGTCGTTGTTATTGCCGCCGTCGATGTCGGTGGCGCGGGGCTGGCAGGTCACTAGATCGATCCGAGATTGCCCGGACGGCGGGGCGGCGGCGATCACTACCTGCTCGGCGGCATCGGACGTGCAGAGTGTGCTGCCGGTGTTGTTCTGGGTCGGGCAGGCGACCTGACCTGGTGCGACGCTCAGCGTCATGGCGGTGGTGGCGGTCACTGCGCAGCCGGTGCTGGCCGGGGCGGGCCACAGGATCCCGATCAGTGCCCGGTCCTGGGCGGCCGAGTACCCGGCGGCCTGAATCCACTGGGGCGCGTAGCGGGTCATCGCCTGCTCAGGGCGTGGATGTCCAGCTGGGATTCGGCCAGTATCTGCCCGAGCGTCACCGCGGGGCGTCCCACCGTGAGGGTGACCGCTTCGTCGCCGTCGTCGCCGATGGCGTAGGTGATGCCGATCACTCGGATGGTGGTGTTCACGTTGAGCCGGCCCGACTGGATGATCAGCGGCACGGTGTCGCCCATGTTGGGGTAGCCGTACTCGTAGCTGCCGGGCCGCAGCCCCAGCGTGTAGGTGGGGATCAGCGGATCGGTCAGCCCGACATTGCCCTGGGCCTCTTGAGTGAGCGTGGCCTGCACGTTGACGTCCGCCGCGTTGTCGGCGTTCATCCAGATGCCGTAGGGGACCACGGTCACGTTGTTGGCGTCGGAGTTCCAGTACTCGGCGTACAGCTGGGCGGCCGTCTGGTCGCTGTTGCCGTTGTTGCCCAGCACTCGGTCGTAGTTGGCGTAGGACCCCGAGTCGACCGCCCGTTTGACGGTGGCCACGTTCGATCCGTAGACCAGCGCCATATCGGAACGGGTGACGCCCTGGCTCGGATACCACACCCGCAGCAAGTCGTAACCGTTACCCGGCGAGCACGGCGACACGTCGTAATCGAACCCATTGATGACCTTGGCCAGGTCGTCGATCGCCGCCCCGAACTGCTGCCCGCCCAGATAGCTGCGGGTCCGTTGCTGGCCCGAGTTGGACGTTCGGCCGGTACCGTCGGGGTTGACCAGCTGGACCAGCATCGGCAGCGTCGAGCCCGGCGAGAACGCGGCGCCGCTACCCGATTGCAGGCTGCTGGTGGCCTGGGCCAGCAGCTGCGGCACCATGATGTCCTGGTCGATGTTGGTGTAGGTCAGCGGGGTGGCGCCCGTGTAGTAGCGGCGGGTGAGCAGCGCCAGATGGTCGTGGCAGGTGAAGGTGACGGTGTGGCTTTGCTCGTCCAGATCGTCCTCGGACTGAGTGATCGGCCCGCGGAACATGGCCACGTCGGCGCCCTGCTGGTCGTCCCAGCGCCAGGCGATCACATCGTTGGCCATCTCTTGGATGGCCAGGGCCGACTGGCTGTGCCCGTCGACGGTGAGTACCAGCTGCGCCGCGCTGTCCCACGCCTGGGTCAGCTGGCGGCTGCGGGCGTCGACAATCTCCCCGATGCCGGTGGTCGACGGCAGCACCGCGGCGGTGCTGAACACCCGGTTGTGCAGAGTGAACCGCCAGCGACCCCGCCCCTCGGGTACCGGGTAGGTGCCGGGCGCGGCGAGCGGTACGGCCAGGTCGGTCATATCAGGTAGCGGTTCTGCCAGGTGGCGATCACCTGGGCGACCGGAGTGGTCGAGCCGCCCGACACGCCCATGTTCACGCCATCGGACGCTGGCGGCACCGGATTGATGACCGGCCACGTCGAGCGCTGCCAGTCGATCGAGGTGGCCACTGACTGGTTCGTGAGCCCGTCGAGGTAGGCGGTCTTTGATGCCGTGTCGATCAGCACGTAGTGCCCGGCGTTGATGATGAACGAGGACAGGAAGTAGATGGTGGCGGCCTGTTGGCCCGTCGAGCGCGGGGCGAACGTGATGACCGGGGCGGTGATCGGCCCGTAGACCTTGACCTGGGGCCGGATGGGCAGATCGCCAGCTGGCCTGATCACTCCTAGCGTGGCTGCGCTGCCGCCGCTGGGGTAGACCCGGGGGAAGGTCAGCGGGTACAGCCGTCCGGGGTTGCTCGACGATGCCGCCCAGGCCACGACCGTCTGGGTGGCCGGGTCCTTGACGTCGGGGTCGGGCGCGATGAATTGCAGCTGCAGGTTGACCTCGGATGCGCCGGCCACGGGGGCACTGAACGCGGCGCCTCGGACGGTCATCACTCGCTCCGGTGTGCCGGGCCGGTCGAGGATGTAGTGCAGCTGGGGGCGGGCGGTGGGGACCATGTACGGAGCAAACAGCGGGGCCACCGAGTCCATGCGGGCGGCGCCGGCCCCCCACGCCGCGGTCAGGTTGGCCGTCACGGTGCGGGCGCCCAGGTAGCTGGTGCGGTCGTCGGTGCCGTCGTGGTCGGGCTTGTTGTTCACCACGTCGCGGGTGACCGGCCAGCCCAGGTCGAGACTGGAGCAGAAGTAGCCCATGGACGGGTTCTCCAGCTGGATGGTCACGGTGCCGTCGCCGTAGAGGTCAAGCCAGGCCTTGCGGACAGTGGGCGACGGCATTACACGGCCGCCGTTCTGAGCACCCAGGCCGCCCTGCGCATGAACAGGTCGACGTCGACCTCCTTGTCGAAGTGGGCGTGCTCGATCTGCACGGCCGGGCCGCCTCGAGTAGCCGATGCCGGGGCGGGCGAGATGACCTCCCCGACGTGGGCGTAGACCAGTCCGCTGGCGGTCATCAATCCCCCCTGGGCCAGGTGCGGGATCTGCGGCACCCCGATCGTCTCGCCGCCGATCTTGTTGCCGAAGATCGAGATGGACGGAGTGGTGAAGTGCAGCCGGTTCCACAGGTCGATGATCCCGTTGATGACCGACCGGAAAGCGTTGTAGATGCCGTCCCACATGCCGCCGAAGATGCCTGACAGCCGGCCCGGCAGCCCGGCCCAGAAGTTCACTTCGTTGTTCCAGGCCTGAGTGATCCACCCGATGGCATCACTGACCGGCTTGGTGATGTAGCCGTAGACCTGATTCCAGGTGTGGCCGATCCAGCTGATCACTCCGGCGATGGCGTTGGTGATGGCGTTCCAGTTGTTCACGACCTCGTAGACGGCGATGCCGATCGGACCGGTGATGATGGCGATCAATAGGGGCCAGTTCTTGGCCACCCAGCTGATCACGTCCTCCACCGCGTTCTTGATGGTCCCCCAGTTTTTGATGACCTCGGCGACCGCGAAGCCGATGGGGCCGAAGATGATGGTGACCAGCAGCGGCCAGTTGTCCTTGATCCAGTTCCACACGGAGGACACGGCCGCCTGCATCCCCGACCAGATGGTCTGCCAGTTGGTGTAGATCAGGTAGGCGGCGGCGATCAATGCGGCGATGGCGGCGATGATCAGCAGTATCGGTCCGAGCGCCAGCCCTTCCGATACGGCGGCGGCGTCCTCAGCCGCGGCCATCGTCTCGGTCGCGGCGGCGCCGGCTTCGGTGGTCGTGGTCAGTGCCGCCTGCACGGCCTGCACCGTCTTAATGATGGTGCCCACGGCAGCCAGGCCGGCGCCGATCCCCTGCAGCGCGGGCCCGTATTTCTGCCCCAGCTTGGCGGCCTGGTCCTCGACGACGGTGGTCAGCCCCTTGAGTTTGCCGGTGAAGGTGTCAGCCTGGGCGGCGGCCTGGCCGTGCAGTTTTGCTGCCAACTCGGTCATCGGGTTGTTCTTGCCGTGCGCCGCGGCCAGCGCATTGGTAGCCGCGGTGACCTTCTGGTGAGCAGCTGCGGAGGCCGCCGCGGCGGTGGCCACGTTCTGCTCGGCGTTGCGCAGGGCGATGGTGTCGGCTGTGGTCAGCTTCTTTTTCTGCGAGTCGATCGTCTCGAGGTCGGCCAGCTTTTGCTTGGCCGAGGCGTATTTGGCATCGGCCGCCTGCGCCTGGGTCACCGCGGTGGTCTGCGCCTTTTGCAGGACGGTGGTCGCGGTGGTCTGGATGCCGAACTCTTTGAGCAGCTTGGTGTTGCCGTTGTACATCTTGCCCAGCTGGTCCGCCGCGGTTGTCAGGTCCTCGTGCTTTGCTGCCGCCAGATCGGTGGCGGTCGACATCAGGTTGAGCGCTTCGGTCGGCGAGTTGGTCGCCTGCGTGAGGGTGGCCAGGGCGTTCTGGGTGGTCGCCGCCGAGTCGCCGAATTTCTCGTTGCTCTTGATGACGGCTTCGATGTCGTCCTTGTAGTCGCTGTAGCTCTCCCCGGTGGCCGAGATGGCAGCGGACAGCTGCTGCTGGGCGGCCTGATCCTTCGAGCCCAGCGCAGCGAAGGCGGCGCCGACGCCGACCAGGGCACCCCCGGCGCCCATGAGCACATCGGACACGCCCTTGCCGTGTTCCTCGAGCGATTTGAACGCCTCGCCCACGTTGGCCACGGCCTCGCCGAACGGGCCGAGGACGCCAGTGCTGTTGAGCATCCCCAGTGTGGACGACCACGCCGACTTGGCCGATGAGGCGGCCGATGTGGCGGTGTCGCCGCCCTTCTTGAATGATGAGCCCAGCCCGGATACGTCGCCCAGGACCCTGACCATTACTGACGGGCCGGCCATCGGGCTACCGTCTCATTCTGGCCATGGCGGCCTCGGTCTTGGCGTTGGCCTTCGCGATGCCGTCGGCTTCTCTCTGCATGTGCCGAATCATGGCGTCGACCATCTCGTCTGATAGCTCGTCTACGTCGCGGGGTAGGCAGCGGTAATAGGCGCAGAGGGCTGCCCAGGCGTCGAGGATTTGCCGTTCGTAGGGTCCACTTCGACCACCTCCACCTCGACGTCGTAGGCGTGCATCCACAGGGAGCGCTGGTCGCGGCCGGGGTAGTCGCGCAGCAATGCCCGGAAGGCGACGAGCCGGAACGGCATCTCGGTGGCGATCTCATTGAACGGCAGCCCCGGCTCCAGCTGGCGCACCAGGTCAAGGAACCGCTGGGAGGGCAGCCGGGCGTTGAACGCCTGCGTCACGCTCACCACGTCGGGCAGCGGGACGGTCGGGTCGGACGGTTCAGTCATGGGGCTGGTCTCCTTCGTTGGTCCAGGGGTAGGAGTCGAGCGCTTCCTGGGTGGCCTTGGTGTACAGCGAGGCGGCGAGCGGGGCGCCCATCACACCGGATGGGAACAGGTAGCGGCCGCGGGGCTGGTACGGCCGGGTCGAGGTGTGCGGCGTCTTGCGGGTGCCGCCGAACTCGACCCAGCCCGCGTAGCGCAGCGACGACCGGCCCATCCGTACGGCGGCGCCCGACTTTGATGCGGTGACCCGCACGTCGCCGGCCAGTCTCCCTGAGTCCTGGGGCAGCGTCGAGCGGGTCACCGCGGCGATCGGCTCGGCCGCTTTGCGACCGGCCACCGCCAGTTCCTTGTACAGCGGGCCGGCGTCGTCGGTCAGGCGGGCAATGTCTTTTGTCAGGGCCCGCAGACCGATCACCTGCACCTGGGGCGCTTGGGCCATCAGGCCTTGCCGGTAGCCCAGGTACTCCCGGTCCAGTGGTTCGCCAGCAGGTCGCCCGTGATCACGTACTGGCCGGGCGTCCACGCCGTGGCCGGTGACGCGGTGATCCCAGTCAGCGCGGCCTGGTTGGCGGGGGCCTGAGCGCTGGACGGCGTGAAGTAGCCGGGCGAGCCCGCGACGGCGCTGGTGGCGGCCACTGTGCCCAGGTCGACGCTGGGCGGCTGGGTCAGGTTCCAGTCGATGCTGACCTCGGAGGTGGCGCCGGCATCGCCGACGATCAGGTCAAACGGCTGCGGGATGGCGTAGCCAGAGATCCACGGGTTGTTCGCTCCGGGCGCCTGACTGAAATGGCCACGGGCCCGGAACTGGACCGGGGTGTTGCTGGTCACGTAGGCCTGGTAGGCGGCCTGCAGCGTCGAGTAGACCGAGCCGGGCGTGAAGTCCTGGTAGAAGGTCACTCGCAGGTGCCACTTGGTCACTCCGGGGTAGTCGGTTTCGCCGCAGAACGAGGTCACCGTGACCGGCTTGTTCTCGGCGAACGCTGCCTCGAGGTGCTTGACCATGCATCGCAGATTGACCCCGGACAACTCGAAGTAGCAGTCGTTGAGGATCAAAGGCATGGCGCCGGGCGGCGGCAGCGGGTCGCCGCTGTAGAGCGGCTGCACTCCGAACGGGCCGGACGGGCCTCCGTTGGCAGGGCTGGCTTGATCGACGGCTTCGGCGTCTTCGGTCTTGGTGGGAGACATATTTCTGACCTACCTCTCTCGGTCACATATGGATGGTTAGGACAAGCTCGACCAGCAGCAGCTGGATGCCGCCGCCCCCGGTGTAGTTACGCCAGTTGCGCTCCCCGCTGGGGTAGGCCGCACTGACGACGCCGCCCAGCGTCTGGTCCGCAAGCACCGCGGTCCGGCAGGTGTTCTTCAGCTGGTCGACGGCCTGCTCCGACTCGATCGAGCCGGCGCAAACGACCGGGAACTCGACCTCATCGACGCCGAGGCCGGCCACCCCGTACAGCACCGATGTGGGCCTGGACACGATCACAGCCGGCGGGTTGATCGTCTCGGGGGGCAGCGGGTGCACCATCACTCCGGTCGCCGGTCCTAACAGGGCGACCAGGGCGTCAGCGACAGGCTGGCGGTTCCAGCTCACCCGATGACCACCACCAGATAGGGGGCCATCATCGTCTCGATGTCGGGGTCTTTCGGCCCGACCCGGATGACGCCCATATCGCCCCAGCCGATGGTGCCGTCCACGCTGTCACGGCGGCGGTAGAGGCGGGCGGCCTCGTACTGGGCGGCGGTGTAGAGCGGGTCGGGCAGGGCGCCCACGTAGTTGGGGTCGGTCGGATCGGTGTACATGGGCGACACCCGCTCGGTGACCCAGGCGACGGCAGCAGCCAGGTCCGTCTGCACCAGCTGGTCGTCGGATGTCTCCGATCCCAGCCGTAGGAGCAGCTTCACGTCATCGACGCTGGGCCAGTCCGCTGCCATCGCTGAGGTCCCCGTTCCTACTTGCCGCGGGAGATCTGCGGTCCCCCGCTGCCCTTGTCACCTTCCGAGTCGGACTTGCCGATCTCGTGGGCCGCGCGTTCGCGCTCTTCCATGGCCGGAGCCGGGATGGTGGTACCGGCGTCGACCTTGGCGATTGATGCCGGGTAGCGGCCGATCACAGGCGCCGCGTAGCCCCACACACCGAGGCGGATGGCTTCGGGGCCGAGGACTTCCTCGTAGCGGAAGTTGAACGTCGAGGACTCCAGCAGCAGGCTGTCGTCGGCTTTGACCACGTAGAGGTGGTTGTCCACGCCGGCCCAGCTGGGAATCACCTGCAGACCGACCACTTCGCCGGCGATCTGCCCGTAGGTGACCGACTCGCCCAGGCCGTAGGCGTTCACCGGGCCGTGGTAGCCGGTGACGACCAGCGGCCGACCCTGGGAGTCCTTCTCCTTGGCCATGTACGCCCAGGCGCCCTCCGAGCACAGGACCACCTTCGGCGCCGACTTGCGGTGCTTGCGCACCGATGCCGAGGCGTCGATGAAGGCGTCGAAGAGGTTGGCGTAGACCGGGGCGGTGCCGGGGAAGGTGATGGTGGCGGCCATCCCGGTGGCGGCCTCGAACGCGGCGACCACGGCCGACTCGACCTGCTCGTTGTAGGAACCCATGCAGTCGGCGTAGATGATCCCGTCGATGGCCGGGTTGGAGCCGTCGACCAGCTGGCGCGACACGTCCACCTTGCCGGTGTAGGTCTTGGGGCTGGTCGTGAGCAGGCCGGCGTTGAAGGACCCGTCGTTGGGTGCGGTGCCCTCAGACGCCTGGGCGGTCACCGCCGCTCCGGGGGTCTGCTGGACGCCGATGTTGACCGGGTTGGCGTCGGTGATTCCGACTCGGCGCAGGGCGTCAGCCCAGGGTCGGGCGCCGTGGGCGATGATGGCGAATTCTTCGAACAGCCACGTGGGCGGGACCACACCGGAGCCGGTGCCGGTCGTGCCGAGGGCCCGCATCTGCACCGAGTGGCGGTCGAGCCGGGCGCGGGCGTCGGGGTCGCCGTCGAGCTGGGCGTGCATGAGGTCACGGAAGAAGAGCTGACGGTCGGCGGGGTGGGCGACCTGGGTCGGGTTTCGGTACACCTCGGGCTCGGATCGGACCTGGACCACCGGTTTGCGGTCGCCTTCGGGCCGGTTCTCCGGTGGGGTGGTCAGCGCTTCGGTGGTGGCCGCTTTGCGGTCCTCGGTCTCGCGCAGCTGCACGATCCGCTCCCCGAGGGGGTCCATCTCGGCGCGCAGGGCGTCGAGCAGGTCGGTCTCGGTGTCGTCGGGATCTCGGTCCTCGTCGTGGCACCGATTCAAGATGGTCTCGTAGTCGCCGACGAGGCGGTTGTATTCCTCGCCCAGCTTGGTCAGCAGCCGGTTTGCCATGGCAGTCACGCTCCCCGCGATCGGGATGCGCCCAGGGCGCGGCGCAGGACGGTGGCCCTGAGCCGGTTCCCGGCCCGCCGGTTCCGCCATGCGCGGGCGGGTTCAGCTCTGCGGGGTTCAGCTGCTGGCCCGAACACTAGCGCCATCAAACCGCGGCCGAGTGCTACATCAGACGGCCAGCTACATCAGCTGGTTGGCTGGCTCAGGTGACCAGCAGCCGGTAGCGTTCCAGCTCGGCCTCATAGCGGGGCAGCTTGGAGCGCACCCCCAGCACTTGGGCGTCCGCGTAGACCGGTTCGTGGGTCAACGCCACATGATCGAGATGGGCTGACACCCGCTCCAATACCCCGTCGGCGGCGCGTCGGGTGCCGCCCCCGGTGGCTTTGAACCCGACCGACAGCCCGGTCACCTCGCCCGCTTTGACCAGCTTCAAGGCGTCTTCGGCCCGCGACGTGTCGTACAGGCTCCACGACCCGTACAGCCCGTCGGACTGTTCGTGCAGACCGGTGGTCTTGCCGATGGCGTGCACCCCGCCGAGACGGTCGGAGTGGCTGTCGAACAGTTTCACCTGGCCCACCTGGCCCGAGCCGACCTGGCGGGCGAACACGCCGGGCTGGAACCGTTCCTGATATTTGGGTAGCTGGGCGATCACCCCGTAGGGGACGGCCCGGCCGAACAAGGTGCGCCCGTCGCCCGACGCTCTGACCTCCATGATCAGCTCGAAGGTGCGGGTCTGCAACCCCAGCGCCTCTTCGGGCGGCGCGGAGGTCGACCGGCCCGACCCGGCGCTGCCCTCGTAGGCGGCGGTCGGCCCGGAGCCGATGTCGGGGTTGGCGGCCGCCATGGCCTTGGCCTTGGCCATGGCCTGGGTTCGCTGCTCGGCGGTGAGCGTCGACGC